CCAAGTGATGAAAACGCAAGCGATATTATAAATAAGCTTTTAACGGATAAAGATTTTAAAAGTGATTTACGTACAGCAATACAGCAGTCAAAAACTCAAATGAGAAGACCAGCACAGCAGGAACTTCTTAAGAATTCTTTAAAAATCATAGATAAGGACAAAGAGCTAAAAGAAGGAGAAAAACTCATAGTTTATAAGGCACTTAATTTATCATTAACATATCACGACCCTACAAGTGTAAGGGTCCAAGATAAATTCTATGGTGCAATGAAAGAAAAAGGTTATAACGCCTTGCTAGATTATAACGATAAGGTTTACTCAAGTTATAAAGCAAAACAGCCTGTAATTGTATTTGATGTTTCTTCTGTTAGAGCGTCAGCAGTTTTAGAGCCATCTCCAAAAACAGTCGCTAAACTATACAGTAAGTACAACAGTGAAAGAATACGGAGAGAAATACCGGCTACGACTGCATCAGTTGTCACATCGAAATTCAATACGACAATGAGTAACGCGGTATCATTTCTTGATGGTGTTACAGAGAGGTATTTGAATAATATATGATGACTAATAATGTATTATACCATCATGGAATTAGAGGTCAGCATTGGGGTATCCGAAGATTTCAAAATGAAGATGGCTCTTTGACATCTGCCGGAAAGAAACGATATGATGTCGATATAGAAACCGCTCAAAAAAAGTATGATATTGCCAAACGAAACACGAAAGAAGCAATTAGAGAATACTATAAAAAAACGGATGGTAGTACCGCCGCATACGATAAAAGTTTAAAAGATAAACAGTATGCAAAGGAAAAACTTAGGAAAGAGCTTCTAAAGGAAAAACTTAATAACGAAACAAAAATAAGTAAGAGAAGAGAAAAGCTTCATCAAGAGTACCTTAAAAAGGGAATGAACGAAGAAGACGCAGCTATATCGGCTTATAAAAGAGAAAGATCAGAAAAAGCGATTAAGGCTGTAGCGGCTGTTGCAATAACCGCAGCTGTTGCATACGGTGCTTATAAATATTATGATAAGAATGTCGATAAAATAATTCGGTCGGACACGATAATACAGCATATAGAGGGATGTATGGTGCTACACTTAAGTCAAGAAACCCTAATGTGTTCGAAAAAACTTATAAGGTTGAAAATGCCATAAAGGTTGCATCAGAAAAATCGGCAGTCAAAACTCTGAAAGAATTAGCATCTAACGATGCACAATATACTAATGAATTGCGGTCACATCTTGAAAATATATACTCATCGATGGGTACTGCAAGTTCAGATGATAGACAAGTAAAAGCAATGCGTAAAGGAATTGAAGCTATTCAAAAAGGAAAAATAAATTCGGATGTATATAAAGCGCTCAATTTCACGTTACCATATCGTAATGATAAGGTCAATAAAGCATTTTATGATAAATTAACATCTAAAGGTTATAACGCCATCGTTGATATAAACGATAAGTATCTTAGCGGTTATAATGCAAAGAACCCAATGATTGCATTTAATGCCGCAAGTAATGTGAAAGCAAATAGTTTGCGTGCATTGACTGTTGATGAAATAAGAGATAGCTACAATAAATATGCGCTTGCCAATACTGTTAAGCAAGTAGCCAAAGCAACGGCCAAAACAGCAGCAATTGCAATTACTGGAAAAGTTGCTGTTGATAAAATAAATTCGTATAGAGACAGTAAGCAGCGGATTAAGGTATTGGAAAATTATAAAAAGGAACATCCAACAACTAAACTTTCAGATGCAGAAATCTTAAATGAGTATTATAATTATTAAAATAGTATATGGAGGAACATATGAAAATAAAAACATACAAATTATTAACTATGATACCATTTGTAGAACCGATATTAAGGATGCAAGGTAATGCTAAAGTTTTAATGTGCAGTCAAATGAGGGAACGTGAAGAGATAATGAAACCAATAGAGGAATATATAAAAACTCATCCAGATGAAGTGATTACAGATAATGTACTTAATGAAATATTGTCTGCTTCTAAAAACAAATAATTGATTCTTAAAGAGTTAAGCGATATGCTAGCTCTTTTTTTGTTGCAAAGGAGAATGATTCAAAATGGAGATATCAATAGGTTCCAGACTAAAACAAGCTTGGAATGCATTTTTAAACAGAGACCCAACAGATGGGTGGAGTTTTGGCAGAGGTGATACTTACAGACCCGATAGACCAAGATTGTCTAGGGGAAATGAAAAATCTATAATAACTTCAGTGTATAATCGTATTGCTGTTGATGCGTCAAACATTGATATAAATCATGTTAGATTGGACGACAATGGTAGATACATTTCGACAATGGATTCCGGTCTAAACGAATGTTTGACTTTATCTGCAAATGTCGACCAAACCGGAAGAGCACTTATACAAGATGCGGTTATGAGCATGATGGATGATGGGTGCGTAGCTATAGTACCGGTAGATACTACAGTTAATCCTTGGTCGTCAGGTTCTTTTGATATAAATTCTTTAAGAACTGGTCAGATATTGGAGTGGCATCCTACCACAATCAAAGTTAGGGTTTAAGGCTTCAACAGCTATAATTGAGAATCCATTCTATTCGATAATGAATGAACCAAATTCTACTCTTCAAAGGTTAATCAGAAAACTTAATCTTTTAGATAGTATAGATGAACAGAGTGGGTCTGGTAAGATGGATTTGATTATCCAGTTACCATACATAATAAAAACAGATGCGAGAAAAGCTCAGGCAGAGGCTAGAAGAAAAGATATAGAAGAGCAACTTATGAGCTCCAAGTATGGTATAGCATATACAGATGGTACTGAGAGAATCACACAGCTTAATCGTCCTGTTGAAAACAATCTCATGAAGCAGATTGAATATTTAACGAGTATGCTATATAGCCAGTTAGGTATCACTCAGACTATCATGGACGGTACGGCAGACGAAAAGACAATGCTCAACTATAACAATAGAACTATCGAGCCGATAATGACAGCTATCGCCGAAGAGATGAAACGAAAGTTTCTTACCAAGACTGCCAGAACACAAAAGCAGTCTATTTTATTGTTTAAAGACCCATTCAGACTTGTATCAGTTAGTGAGATTTCTGAAATGGCGGATAAGTTCACTAGAAATGAGATACTGTCATCCAATGAAATCAGACAAATAATAGGTATGAAACCTAGTGCAGACCCTAAGGCTGATGAGTTGAATAATGCGAATATTAACAAAGGGTTGACAGATATGCCTGCATCAGTTTCTGGTCAAAATGAAGAGGAAGATTATGACTCACTATTCAATGACTTTATTACAAACCTAGAAGGACAGATAGGTTCTATCCTTGGCGATGAGAATGAAGATGCAGATGATGGATCGGATATAGAAGAGGAGAGTGATGAAAATGAAACTTGATGACTTTTTAGTACACTATGCCTCTGAATATTACGACCCTGTAAAAGCTCATGAATATTACGAGAGAACAAGGCAACTTAAGGGAAGAAGGTCAACAAGCAAATTAAGTAGCGAAGGTAGAGAAATTTGGAACTATACAAAGAACCAGATATCCGATGCTAAAAAAGAGCAACTTAAGGACGCACAAGAAGCATATAAAAAACAAATAGAAGCCGCCAGAGAAAAGTCTAAGGAATCGTTAAGCAGGATTACCGAAATGCTTAAAAGGTTTAGAGAGTCAATGTCAAATGACACCAAAAATGATAAAAAGCGAATAAGTAATAGGATGAATGCCAAGATAAAAGCAATACAAGACCAGAAAATTCCTGAAGGGATAAGTAAGGAAGAAAAAGAAAAGCTGATGGCTGAAAGAAAAAAGAAAATAGCCGATATCAGAGGAGACGCTAGTGAAGAAAAGGAAGGGGCTATAGCTAGTAGCAATGAGGATTCTAGCAATAAAAAAAAAGCTGTAAAGGAAGAGTTAAAAACAGCTATAAGTGCTGCAAAAGAAGCTTATAAACAAGCAAAGAAGGATATATCACAATCATATGAGGATATATATCAAGCAGAATACGATAAGATTAAAGCAGAGAACCCATATGTTGCGAAAGCTAAAAAAGGAAAAACCGGTAAAGGCACCAAGAGTGCATCCTCTAAAGGTAAAAGAGGTAGGAAGAGTAAGAGCAAATCAAATAAATAAGGAGGTAATTCAAAATGGACTATGATTTTTGTGGCTGGGCTACAAGAAATAATATTCAATGCTCTGATGGTCGAATAATACGAAAAGACGCATTCAAGAGCAATGATGGACAGAAAGTACCGCTTGTCTGGAATCATCAACATAATGACCCTATAAATATTTTAGGTCATGCAATGTTGGAAAACAGAGAAGATGGTGTATACGCGTATTGTACATTTAACAATACAGATGCAGCAAAAGATGCAAAATCGTTAGTTGAGCATGGCGATATTTCTTCATTGAGTATATATGCTAATAAACTAAAACAAAATGGACCAAATGTTATGCACGGACAGATAAGGGAAGTCAGTTTGGTATTAGCTGGAGCAAATCCGGAAGCATATATAGAGAACATCATATCTCATGGTGAAGATTCGGATGATGAAGCTATTATGTATTTCGGAGAAGACATAGAGTTAGAACACTCTGATGATTCAAAGAAAGAAGTTGAATTAAAAAAGGAGGATAATAAAATGGCGGAAAAGAGTACTCCTGAAAAGGACGACAGGACTATAGGGGATGTATTTGATACATTAACGGAGGACCAAAAAACAGCTGTATATGCGATAATTGGTCAAATATTAGAAGATAACGGTATTGGTAAAGATTCTGAGGAGGATGATAAAAAAATGAAGCACAATGTATTTGAAGGCGATAATCACGATACAAATGATACACTTAGCCATAGCGATATGCAGGCGATAATCTCCGATGCAAGGAGATACGGAAGCATGAAGGACGCAGTACTTGCACACGGCATAGAGCATATTGATTACTTATTCCCGGAAGCAGCAAATGTTGAAAATATGCCAAGCTTTATCCAGAGGGATATGACATGGGTTGGAGAGGTTATGAATTCGGTTCACAAGACGCCCTTCAGCAGAATCAAGTCAACTTTCGCAAACATCACAGAGGATGATGCAAGAGCAAAGGGCTACATAAAGGGCAAAAAGAAGAAGGATGAGGTGTTCGCACTTCTTAAAAGAACTACCAGCCCGACAACAATATACAAGAAGCAGAAGCTTGATAGAGATGACGTAGTTGAT